CATGTTAAATTTTTATGAATAAAAATAATATGAGAATAATCATACTATTTTTATTCATAAAAATTTAACATGTTATGTTTGTTGTGTTGTGTTATGTTGTATTGCGTTATTAATTGTTTAATTTTGCGTTCACCCATGCCAGTGTTACTTCATCTGGGGTGACGCCTTTCATTGAAATAAATTTAGGACGGTTCATTTCAGAGGTTTTATAATATACATACGGTCCGTATTTCCCGTTCCGGATGCTTACATCTGAGTCCAACTGTTTGATAATGCTTGAGGAACTATTTGACTTTTTTTTTATATACTCAACCACATCTTCCAATGTTATTTCATCTACCGACTTATTAATATATTTAAGTGATGTGTTTTTTCCATCTATAGACACATACACACCATATTTCCCATTTTTGAGGGTTACCTCGTGCCCGTTGTATTCTCCCAGCACATTATTTTCAATAGTCGTGGTCGATGAATTATTGTCCGTATACATTAGCTCTTTTAATGTATACCCTCCATCTCTTAATTTATCCAAATCAATTTTAATAGACTTGTTTATTTGTTTGAAACTAACCCCATTCCCGTCATCATATTTAATAACTGGTCCATATTTACCTATTGTATAGGTGTGATGGTCGTCTATTTTTATGATTGGTTTATCGGTTTTTTTGATTTTTTTCTTAGATGTTTCTATAATATTATTGCAATTTTCACACAAATCACTCCATTCCGATTCCCCATTTGCTATTTCGTCCAATTTTATTTCCATGTTTTTGGTATAGTCGTATTCGAATAAATTATCAAAATGTTTGATTAAAAATTCAATTACCAATAATCCGGTTGATTGTAGGACCAATTTATTCTTTTCCGAACCAAATACCTTTTGCTCGCTCTTAATTTCTATTTCATCTCCTACCAACTCATAATTGTCGCATTTTATCTTATACCCTTCTATATTTTCCTTATTAACATACCCCTTGTCCTGTATTTTGCTTATAATAGATGAAAATGTACTGGGACGACCAATTCCTTTTTTTTCCAACAATTGGATCAATTTTGACTCGTTATAGTGTTGTTTTAAATCGACAACTGTCATATCACTGTTTATTTTATTGTATTTCATCAATGAGTGCTCTTCCATGGAGAGAAGTCTATCGTAGTCTTCTTCCCTATCCTCAACTCCGTACACTCGTTTCCAACCATCAAACACTGCCTTTTCAATGCTGGATTTGTAAACATGATTCGATGGCGCCGACATAGACACAGTAAGTCTGTCGTAAACCGCTTTCGCCATACAGGACGCCAGAGCATTTTTATAAATCAGCAGATAAAGGCGCAATTCTTTATTTGTAATTTTCTTATTTATTTGTAGCGACGTTCTCTCTATATTAGTAGGCCGTATTGCTTCGTGCGCTTCTTGTGCCAAATTCTGTTTTGGCTTCTTGCCCTTTTTTGATTTGGTTGCTTCGTTCGATGCTTCCTTTTTTATACGTTTGTTTACTAAATGGAACAATGTTTTTGAAACATACGATTCATTGTAAGTATCACAGATATAATCTCTTGTCTTTTTTACAAATTCTTCACTGTATTTTATAGAATCGGTCCGCATATATGTAATATACCCATTCTCATAGAGGCGTTGTGCACACATCATAGTCTGTTTTGGACTGTACCCCAAATCATTGCTGGCCTTTTGCTGTAATTTACTGGTGGTTAATGGTAACGGAGCTGATTTCCGAATGGTTTGTTCTGTTTTTTTTATTATTTTATGATCGAAAAATACAGATTCTTCTAAAAATAAGTCAACCCCTGTCTTTTCATCTATCTTTTTAGACAGTTCGAACAAAAAGGGGAGAGATGTTCTTCCCGGAACAACAAATTCACCAATTGTATTGTATACCTGTCTCCCTTCCCTATTTTTAATTTCATTATAGTTGTCGTATACCAGTCTTAAGGCAGTAGACTGACACCTTCCCGCCGATAAACCTCTTTTACCGGAAATATTCTTCCATAATACTGGCGACACTTTAAATCCCACCAATAAATCCAATATTTGTCTTGCTTGCTGTGAATATATTTTATTCATATCCAACACGGTGACATTTTTCAATGCTTTCAGTATAGCAGGCTTAGTTATTTCATGGAAAATTATACGCTTGGTGTTCTGTGGTGATAAATTAAACGACATGCAAATATGCCATGCTATCGCCTCACCCTCCCTATCATCGTCTGTTGCCAATATTACCTCAGACGCTTTTTTTATATTCGTCCGTAGCTGATTTATGTATTTTTTTTTAGAAAGCATTAATTTGTACGAAGGCTTAAATCCATTTTGAACGTCGAACGACTTCAATCCATCTTTAAATTCACGTATATGACCGTAGCTTGCTATACATTTATATCCAATGCCTAAATAGGACTCGATTTTTTTACATTTCGCAGGTGATTCCACTATTACTAATTTCATTTAATAATTATAATTTGAGTGTTGTAATTATTAAATAATGTTTTTTAAACTTTAAATGGTTTTATAAATTATTGGATACGGCGTTTAATCCATTTTGGTTGTTTTTTTCAACGCAAGTAACATATCCGCCAATTCCTTATCAACTTGGTCCAATACAGGACTATTTGTAGTTCGTTTTAATATATTTTCACTTCCATACACGCCCACCAACGAATTTAAATACCTGTATTCTTTAACAGATAAATAATACCCTAGCCTGTAATGAAAATATCCAATCGACGCCGTTTCTACCGTCGTCCAGCCAGAACTACTTTTCCACAATAGTATGAGAAATAGGTAGTCAAATATACTCATAAAAATTAAACTTATTGTTATGAGAAACAAATTTATATCATGCATCTTTTCATGGTATATGGTACTTACATTATAATAATAACATTCAAATGCTTTTTTTGATTCATTAAACTTCGTCTGAGTTTTTTTTACACATAAAGGAATTTTCATATTACATAATATTTTGCCATTTGTTTATATTACTTTATTAAATATTTACACCATTTGTGCTTTGTTCTTAATGTAATATCTATGAAGGATTTAATTTTTTAAAATCGCTCCATGATATTTTTTTGAACTTTTTATATTTGTGCTTCTTGTTTACTCGTTTTTTCTCCTCCCTAAGCGCACTATCAATATATAATTCCTTCAGGATCTGCCCCACTTTTACAGAGCCTTCGTGTTGGTCCAACTTACCGGTCTCAATTTCCTTCAAGATTGCAACGAATTGGTAAAGTATCTTTAAATCCAACTCGTCCTTTATTAGTTTATTGTACAAATTCGTGTAATTATTGAAAAGAAACGCGCATTTTGTCTTACATAATGTTTTAAATGTTTCCACGGACACACGGCTGTATTGCCTTTTCAATTGCAAGTATATGTTTACTTGTTCCTTAATTTTTTCACTATGTCTTAATTTACGGATTTTGCCAGTTGTTTCTTCTGGTTTAAACTCGTTGATCATGCTTTTTAATTGTAATCGTCCTTCTTCATTCATAATTATATAAATTATTTATTTTTATTGTTTATATTATTTTACGCATTATTTATATAATGGTTAAAATAAGAAATAAAATCACGAAAAAAATGAAAAAAGGAAAAAATAGGAAGAAAACAAAATTAGGAAAAACGATGAAGCGCGTCAAAAATAAGGGAAATCGACGAAGAAAAAGCTATAAACAGTTGTCTAAAAAGAAGCTGGCGAAAACCCTCAAACGAGCAAAGAAGAATATTCAAAAAAAATTAAAATTTTTACGTATGTACGGCGGAGCAGAACAAATATACAGTGAAGTCCCACAGGACCCAAACCAAAGTCCATCAAGTGTGGAAGCATCCACGGCAACGGCGAATGTCGCAAATGATGCCGGCGCACTAAATGTCCTTAGTCCTGATGTGAAAACTGGTGGCGGTAAGTTACCCAAACGCCTCATGAAAAAAAGGAAGACAATGAAAAAATTCATGAAATTAATAAGAAAAAAATAAGTATTGGTATAATTTGATATTAATGTATTTCTAAAATATTAAAATCAAAACATAATTTATTATGGAAGCTTTAAGATTCTTAAGAGGCGCAAAATTTTTAAAAAAAGCAGTTGCTAAATCTCCTAGTCAAAATAGTGATTTGGGGACAGCATTGCTAATTATTGTTATTTTTATTGCTTTGTATATTTCTTCCTTTCTTGCCATAGGATTAAAAAAAATTAAAGAAAATTGGAATGAGTATAGGTGTAGTCCCATGGCTATGCCCTTTGCTGGATATTTAGGATATGATGCAATGGAAAATTTCGCTTTTTGCATAGGAGCAATTCAAAAAACATTGATGGACACATTTCTAAAACCAATTTTTTCAAATTTACACATATTAGGTGATGTAGCGGGTAGTATAGTTGGCTCTATAAAATCATTGACTATATTACTATCTAATTTAAATGTTGGGTTTGGAATGGCGAGTTTCGATGTGTTAAATATATTTAAAGGAATTATGGTTAAAATGCAATATTTTATTGTTAATATAAAGGATGTGTTTACTAAATTTGGGGGAACCATGTCAGTAATGGCAAATATTATTGAAGGCGGGTCACTCACAGGGCAAAGTTTATGGAAGGGACCCATTGGGGAAACACTCAGGACATTGTGCTTCTCTCCCAATACACTCGTAACAATGGCGGATGGTAGTAAAAAGAAAATGAAGCACATTCAAATCGGCGATAAATTAAAAAATGACAAGGAAGTAATCGCAACATTGAATATCAAAGGAGGCAGTGAAAATTGTTTTTACAAAATTTGGAGCGATGAATTGAATGATTTTATATTGGTAACTGGAAGTCATAAGATTATCGACCCAAAAACGAAAGAATTGATACCGGTGGAAGTTTGTTGTTTAGCAGAAAAAACAAACAAATACAGCGACAATCTCTCCTGTCTAATCACCGAAGATCACATCATTCCAGTAGGCGAATTCAAATTTTGGGACTGGGAAGATTGATTAAATTATAATATGATTTTTTTATAGAATACAAAAATCATATTATTATCCATTTTATATATAAGATGAATGATACTTTTATTTTAAATGTAAATAAATTATACAGAAGTAAGACTTATTTAGAAAAATACGGACATTCTGTTTTTATTACTACCATTATCGTATTAGCATTCCTATTAGTTTTTTCTTATTTTTACATAAAGGCTAATTTGGAACCTCTTCGGCGGGATTGGAATAACGTAAAATGCCATCCCGGTATCATTCCATTTGCAGGATTTATAAATAAAGACCCAAATGATTCTATATTTGAAAGCACGGGCAAAAATTTCTCGTTGTGTACCAATCTTATTTTGAAAACGGTAGTTGATGTATTTACCCGACCAGTTACTGGATTAGTGAATGGTTTGAACAAAACGTTTCAAAAAATATTAAGTTCTGGCGGTGCTTTGCAAAATTTAGTAGCAAAGGCGTTCGAGCAAGTTCAGAAATATATGGCTTATATTTTAAGTAGAATAGGGGCAGTGTTGATCCCAATACAAAAACTATTTGTAAACATCAAAGATACATTAAAGAAAATGAATGGTGTATTATCGTCCCTCTTGTTTACTTTAATCGCACAATTTTACGCATTAAAATCATACATAGGAGCGTTCATGGACGTTATTATTGTATCCATGATTGGCTCATCGGCGGCAATCGTTGCTCTTTGGTTAATTCCATTTTCATGGCCTATCGCTATCCCTGCGACTGTATTCTACGTAGTTATAATGACATTGATGATTATTATAAAAGTGTATATGTCGAAAATATTACTCATTAGTTCAGGTCAAATTCCTTCGAAACCGGGTAAACCGGCAAATTGTTTCCACAAAGATACAATTATTAACACGGCGAACGGGGAAATGAAGATTTCAGAGTTAAATCCAGGAGATGAACTATTGGACGGTGATGTTGTCACTGGGATATTTGTAACCGATGGAACCAAAAATGTATTTTATAATTTAGATGGGACTATTGTCACGGGAAATCATCACGTATATAATCCTGAAATTGGTTGGAATAGGGTTGAAAATGACCCGCGTTCTATTTTATTGAAGGATATGGAACAGGATGTTGTTTACTGTTTAAACACACAGTCGAAAAAGATTCTAATTGGTAAACAGACATTTATGGACTGGGACGAGGTTGACATTACCGATATTTTAATCTTAAAGAATAAAAAATACATTTACACGAAGGAGGACATAAATTATTATTTAAATAGTGGGTTTTTTAAAGACACTTTAATAGAAACGGACGATGGAGAAATTGCAATTCAGGATATAAAAGTGGGAGAGAAGTTAAAAAATAATATAACGGTCACTGGAATAGTAAAATCATTGGACCATAAAAACACTTTTAACTATTTTAATGAAAAATTAAACATAAAGGGCAACAATGTGTTGTTTGATGTTGATAATTTAGCAAATTATAATAAATCATACATGAAAAACAGTAAATACAATGGATTTCTTTATCACATAATTACGGATGAAAAATATTTCTTTTTGAAGGATACAAAAGTGTTCGATTACAACGCTTGTTTGGAATATTTTTTGAATAATTAATGGGATAAAGTGATATATAAATTTTAAATATTATCTATTTAATATTTATATGAGTAGTAATATTTCAATCACTCTTGATTTGAATTTAATTAATATCTTAATTATAATACTAATAGCAGGATTTATTATTAGTAATACATGTATTAGCTGTATCCATAAGGAAAATATGGCAAATATTTTTTTCAATGTTTCGAAAGGAGTACACAACGATAAATATGAAAAAGTATATGAGCCTGGTGAAAATTTTGAAAAGGTGTCCGTTCCATTGCCTGAGGGACAATTGTTTTACTATGGAAACAATGATTTTAAACCAGAATGTTGCGAACATTCTACTGTAAGTGGTACTGGTGGATGTGCTTGTGAGACGTCCGAACAAAAACAACATTTAGCATCCAGGGGTGGAAATAAAAGTGATTCCAAATGGGACGAAACTTTTTAATTAATTTAATTATCTAAATTACGATTTAATAATTCATTTTATATATATATTATATATACCATGAAAGTCAAAAAAACACTTACATTTGAAAATACATTATACCATATAATTGATAATGGTGATATTGGTAATGGATGGAAATATGTTGAAGTAATAAATAAAAAAATGGATTTTGCACTTCCAAAATGTCTTTATTACAAAGGCAAGCAAATGAAGAATTTATTGTGCTACGGTGATTATGTAAATCATTTAGATACAGGAAAGGAGTTCATAAATGATTTTATTAAAGATATTTTTAGGGAGTGTTACCCTGGTAGCAAAAACCCTATTTGTAAAGTAAAGGAAAATTTGATGATAGGGGGAGCAGGTCGTGCTGTGTTTGATTATAGCGATGAAGTTATAAAAGAAGAATTGAATAGCAGGAAGAACATTGATGAATTATTAAACATAGTCAATGGTGAAAAAACAGAAGAGTTAAATGAACTTGTTAAAAAGGTACAACAAAAATACCCTGGTACCACCGCGGGTATAGAAAAAATAAAAATAGCATTACATGTGGTTTTAATTGATAAGAGTAATAAAGATGATAAAGATACGTTAATAAAAAACGTAATAGAAAATAATACAATTGGAAATATAAAGCGTCGAAAAGAATTAAAAGAAGGCTTTGATTTGTATAAAAATGAAGGATTGAAGTCAAATGATATTATAATCGACCTAGAAGAAGAAGAAGCAGCTACAAAAATTCAAGCTGCTTTTAGAGGAGCTCAAGTAAGGAAAAAAGCAGAAGAAGAAAGAAAAAAAGCAGAAGAAAAAGCAGCAGAAGAAGCAGGAGCAGCAGAAGAAGAAGAAGAAGAAGCAGGAGCAGCAGAAGAAGCAGGAGCAGCAGAAGAAGAAGAAGCAGAAGTTGAAGTCACCCCCTTTGAGGATAAAGACAAAGCAAAAGAAGGCATTCAAAACTATATGAATGATACCAATTACAAAGTCGATGAATTCCGCACTGATCCAGAACCATCGATAAAAATAATATTATCAAACGAAGGTGAAAATACATTAGAATTGAAACTTCAAGGAAAATCCACACAAGGAACACCCATACAAGAATTATTAAATTCAAAGGATGAGTCTTTTATTTACATAAAAATAGGCGAAGGCGAAAAATTAAATAAACTAACATATAATGAGGATGTAATAAGCACTAAAAACATATTTGAGGAAGGAAAAGGCAAACTTAATAGAATGGGAAAGTTATTTGTTCGAGATATTATTAGAACAAGATCGAAACTAGAAGGGTTGAATGATGATGATGTAAAGGAATTCGTTAAAAGGTTTGAAAATGAAGATTATACATTATTTAGGCCAGATGAAGAAAAAGAAGAAGCAGAAAAAGCAGCAGAAGCAGCAGGAGAAAAAGCAGTAGAAGTATAATTAGAAGAATAATAAAACAAAAATTATCATATATATAATTGAAAATATATATGATATGAACGTTGTAGTGATACAATGATATTATGTTAGTTATGTTTTTTGAATGGAACTGGCGTGCATTTTAAAGCATTTCACTTTATCGGTTTTGTGTTGGTCTGTAATAGTGTGTGCTTCGTTGGTGCTTTCTGTGTATTCATTTTGAAAAAAAGCCTTTGAATCAATAATTGCCTGATAGCCAGTTGAATACGTAGTTAATATACTACCAAAATAATTACTACTAATATCACTATTGTCGTTTGGGTACGATACACAATTGTCATCTTTAACGATCTGACCGTCGTATGTGGTAAAAAAATCATTTGAAATATCTACCGTTTGGTAATAATCATAGTACCCCTTTGTCATTGCAAGCAACGTACTATGGTTTGACGTTTGAGATAATTTATTGTTTTTTATCTTATGGACGCTTGAGGACGTGTTATTTATATCACAGAACAGACTTTTATTCTTCTTTCCAATAATATAATCGTTGGATGTCATATTATCGTCTATTGTTGTTGGGTTTGTAAAACTTCCACTCATAATTAGTATATTATAAGAAAATATTTATTATTAAGAAAATAAGTGAATAAAGGATAAATATCTATATTTTATTATATAATAATTTATTATATGGACTTATGCCTACAAATAGATGAATATTCAAAACATGATTTATATGATATTTTTGAATTAAAAGAAAATGATGTAAGTCAGCTTAATATACACCATAAATGTTTGAATTATATCGATGGAATTGAATCCAATCAAAACATAGAGTTGGAGGAAAAATTACCGTTGGTTGCTTTTTTAAAACAAGCGATGAATAAATTAATAATACTCAACAATACCTCTACTCTAACCAAAAAAGATTTTACTGGTGATTTAGAAAAAAATCAAACCTATCACGGCGAACATTTTTTAATCAAAAAAAACCCTAAATCAGATTTAACTTCGAGAATTAATCCTATTAATAGAACAACAACCAGTTCTGTTTTAAATATTAATACTATGTTTCGCAACAATTACTATAACACTAAATCATCTGATTTTAATATCGATTTAAACAATACGCTTCAAAACGTTACATCAATTACCCTTCAGTCGGCGGAAATACCTGACCTGTATTACACCTTTTCCAGCATAAATAAAACGAACGAATTTACTATTGAATTATTTGATGTTAGTAGTAACAATGCGGATAATGCGAATGTCAGCACCGATGTAACGGTGAAGAACGAAACCAAACATGTTATTAAAATTAAAGATGGAATCTATACACCACAAACCCTGATGCGATATTTAAACGAGTATGTTTTCGATGTGGCAAATGATAATCGATTGGCAAGGGTAGGCGCATACTACGACGAGGTAACAAAGAAATTTAATTTTGTAAGGGATATTAGAAGTAGTGAGAATGGGGGTATTCCCGTGCAAAGTACCGATGGGGACCCTGTTGAATTGAGATTTAATATCGATTGGAGAATTAATGATGAACCAAACCGACCGGTACAAATGAATATGGGATGGATGTTGGGATTCAGAAAACAATACTATGATTATAATACTGATTTTATTAAAAAGACTTCTGTCAATACCACCACCGTCCAGGGATATTCTCCAGAAGGAATGTATAACACCGAAGGGAGTAAATACTTGTTTTTGGCAGTAGACGACTACAATAAAAATTATTCACAGACTATCTTCTCTCCCTTCCAAGAGTCTGTTTTCACAAACAATACAATTCTGGCTAAATTAGTAAAAAATGCGGACGGAAATTATAATTATGTAAACCCAGACGTTGAAACCAATTACATCAGAAAATACTTTGGACCCGTGAATATCAACAAACTTAAAATTTCCATACTGGATGAATTGGGTAGGGTGGTCGATTTTAACAGCACGGATTATTCGATTTCGCTGAGACTTTCGCAATTGTATGACTTGAATAGTAGGGATGCATAATAAAATTAATTCCAACACGCCGTTGTCGAAATGAACGTAAATAATTTATTATTACAAATAAGATAAATATAAATGAATAATTACTAATTATGGGAGCCATTGCGATCGTTGTTGTTGGTATAATGTTTTTGTTAATGTCATTTGTAGTTATAATGGCAATGGATTAATAAGTACACAGTTAAAAAAAGAACCATTTATAATGGTTGTTTTTTTGTTTTTTTTGTTTTTTTATTTTTTAAGTATAAACTGGATGTTTAATTACATATTTATTAGGTAGTATACAGGGTATTCAACATCAAGACCATAGACACGATGTCCTATCTTATGTTCCCCCCCAATGTTGATATTTTTCATATTACTTCTTAATATAAGGTATACGGAGATTGCATCAGTCCTATTATTCTTAATTTCATCGACCAATCGTATTTCAGGGGGGACAGTGACTAGGACCAATTTGATATTTAAAATGTCACTAAAACAAAGTGTGTGCTTTGTTTTCGGTTCTTCTACATCTACCTTATCATCTTCATAATTATCCTGAACCAATTCATCACCAGCGGCGTCTATAACTGCATCCGCAATTTCACTTGCGTCGTCATCTTCGTCTGATGATATATTATTAATTTCAGCGCTGTCATCGCGCGATATGTGACTTATATCGTCAAATCCTGTTTCAGGTTCAGGTTGTTCTTCACCATCAGATAAATCATCATCTAGATTTTCAAACAATTCATCTTCCATTTCATCCACCGTCATAGCTTCAGGATCATTTACAGAGTCTTGTGGTTGGTTCGGAACTACAGGTTCTACATTTTCAGGTTCAATCGTCGGGGTAGTTATTGTGGTAGTAATTGGCTTTTTTTTAGCGGCTGCTTTGTCCGCTTTCTTCTTCTCCGTGGCTGCCTTCTTAGCGGCTGCTTTGTCCGCTTTCTTCTTCTCCGTGGCTGCCTTCTTAGCGGCTGCTTTGTCCGCCTTCTTTTTCTCCGCGGCAGCCTTCTTAGCAGCTTCTTTTTCCGCCTTCTTTTTCTCCGCGGCGGCCTTCTTAGCGGCTTCTTTTTCCACCTTCTTTTTCTCCGCGGCGGCTTTCTTAGCGGCTTCTTTTTCCGCCTTCTTTTTCTCCGCGGCGGCTTTCTTTACGGCTTCCTTTTTTTCAGCATTATTCTTTTTAAGTGCTTCCTTCTCCTCAGCGGTAAGTTTTGGTTTTTTGGGTTTGGTCGCGGTCTTTATAACCTTTCCAAATGATTCTTGCACACAATAGACATCATCAACATAACAACTAGTAGATACAATGAATGCATCCCCTTTTTCAAGCGTTATCTTCTTTGCCCTTCCTTCTGGTTTATTAATATTTTTATTCAACCAACGAAATGATGCCTCTTCTTTTTTATCACCCAGATAACCGGTTATGGTTTTGTCCTTCATGTGTTTGAAGTCTTGAGTAATTTCAATGGTTCCATCAATCGTGTTTACAATGTCCTTTCCTAGGGCACATTTTAACTGTTCGTTAATATTATTCAATGTGTTAGAACGGTCGTTGTCATTACTTAATAGCGGATTGATGATATGGTCCGGAAAATAATGACGGATAATAAGAACAGCCGCATTGTTGCCTTCCTTATTCTCCTTGATTTCAACTATTTCGCATTTGTAATCGTAGGATTCACTCATAAATTGCTTTATGGTGAATAAATCATCGTATAAAATGCTGGCTTTTGATACCAGGTTGAGTTGAGTATTGAATTGAGTTGACATGATATGATATGATATGAGTTATTGAGTTGGGTTGTATGATGTAAAATATCAGTACTAATTTTTTGTCAATTTTAATTAAAACTAATTAAAAACCTACTTTTATTAATATATATTATGTTATTTATAAATCCACCGTTTGGAAATTATCTAAATATAAAAAACACAATACCTATTAGAGGTAGTTTTACTCTGTATGAGAGGAAGGGATTGGTCGTGAATATTTTTAAATCATTGAGATATTCCTTCTTTTGCGGGGGATGGGTCAATAAAATCGGATTGAGAAACAAGGGTATTGATTATGCAATAAAAACATATCAGAAGGGAGAGATAATCAGTATTGCTATATTAAAGGAAAGCGATATCAACACACTAATTGAAAAAATACCGGATAACATGGATATAGAAATAAATGTTAGTTGTCCCAATACAGACAAGTCATTGATTAATGACGGGTTATCAAGATTCATTAATGATAAAAGGGATTGGTGTATAGTAAAACTAAGCCCTGTATGCGACAATCGATTAATAGATAAATATTATAAAGAGGGTTTCAGACAATTTCACTGTAGTAACACACTTCCAATACGATACGGTGGGTTGTCTGGGCCATCATTGATACCATATACTACGCGTATTGTGAAATACATTAAAACAGCCTACCCCGATACTATAGTTATTGCTGGTGGGGGAGTGAGGAATGTGAGGCAGGCAAATAAATATTTGGATTTGGGGGCCGATCATATTTCTGCGTCTACATTATTTTTCAATCCGATCCTTTCATGGGTATTTTTGAGGGATTTTTTGCCGAAAAAAAGTCTCTAAAAAAAGTCTCCAAAAAAAGTCTCCAAAAAAAGTCTCCAAAAAAAGTCTCCAAAAAAAGGCTCCCTTAGAACGATTTTTTGTGCAAACTTTTTTTCGATTTTCGATTTTGGACATTTCAAAAATGTCCATTTGGCCAATCTCAAAAAACTTTTGGGAAAAAAAACGTTCTAAGGGAGCCTTTTTTTGGAGACTTTTTTTCATGAGACCATAAATATTTTGTGTTTTTAAGAGTGGGGAGATGCGAAATGCTTTGAAACTGAGAAAAACGAGAAAAATGGCCTTTTTTTGAGATTTTTGGAGAAATTTTGAAAAAAAGGCACTAAAATGAAAAAAAGGCACCCTTAGAACGATTTTTTTCAAAAAAAAATGCGTTTTTTGGCCAAAAATTTGCAAGCGTAGAAAAATGGGGAAAAAGTGTTAAAAAAGTGTTAAATTTTTTCGAAAAAAAATAAAAATAAATTATTATGAAATTTGCTTTTAAAATGAAAAAAATAAAAAGTGCTTCAAAGCATAAAAAAAATCGATGCAAGCGTAGAAAAATGGGGAAAAAGTGTTAAAAAAGTGTTAAATTTTGACGAAAAAAAGGCACTAAAATGAAAAAAAGGCACCCTTAGAAACACCCCTATTTTTCTAAGGGTGCCTTTTTTTGGAGACTTTTTTTCAAAAATCAGAGATTTCAGTGGAAATTTATAAAAAAAACAACATTTTGGTAAAATATAAAAATAATATTATAAAATTATATATAGCGTAGAAAAATGAAGAAAAAAGTGTTAAAAAGTGTTAAAAATAAAAATAAATTTTTTTGTAAATTTTGTAACTATACTGCCTCACAAAAATCCCATTACAACAAACATATTAAGACCAAAAAACATCAACGAATGGTGGAGGAAATTGGGGGAAAAAGTGTTGAAAAAGTGTTAAAAAGTGTTAAATCCATGTATGTTTGCGAAATATGCAATAAAGCATACAAAGATCGGAGTGGACTGAGATATCATAAAAAACATGCAAATTGTACGGCCGATAATTTGAAAATAAATAATCTTACACAACAGGTTTCAAAATTAGCAAACTCGTTCAATGATGCGGTTGATAATGGTATGCTTGGTCCGAAAAACGTGGTTAATAATAATAATATATCCATTAATTTCTTTCTGGATAAATATTGCAATAACGCCCAATCACTACAAGACTTTGTAGAGAACATATCATTCCAATTGAATGATATTTTAAATGACAACCAGGTAATAGATAATTTTATATCTAAAAAGGTTTTGAAAAATTTAGAGGATATACCAATAACAGAGCGACCAATTCACTGTACGGATCAGAAGAGGAAAAACTTTATGGTAAAAGATAAGAATGAGGGATGGGTCAAGGACTCTGTAGACACGGAAAGTTCATTGTATACCCAAGTTAATAATTTACAATCAAAGGCGTATATTAATTTTTATACCGAATACGATAAGGAAAACCCATTGCCACACGATACAGACCGTGAGACATTTAAATGCCTGATAGCGTCGAAATTACTTAATTATGATAAAAAAACTTTTGTAAATGATATAGCCAAAAATGTCGATATTAAGAATGCCATTATTGAAAACAAAGAACTGGATGTGGAAGGCTGTAATGAAATAAAAATTATTTAATAAATAAAAATAGTGATAACTATTATTATTTATTTGAAGTACTTATGATGCTTTGTGATTATACGTACATACCAAATGGTGGTGCGGAGGACGTGTCATTTTTTTTAATGAATGCCTTAACATTTTCAATGGTAACCGTGTGAGGAAATTCAACTTTAAATGTCTTTTCATTTTCAAACAATTTAGTGTCTTCCTTCATAAGCCTGTATAAATTTAATTTTGTGTAGATAATCTCCAACGCCCTTTTTAGATTTCTAACGCCCTTTTCACCTTCGGTATAATTACCAATAATGTGCTCCAATGTTTCTTCTGGAAATGTAATATCCTCCTTCTTGAAATTTACATTTTTGATAATAGAAGGAATCAGATAATTATTGGCTATTGTAATCTTTTGTTTGTTGTCATACCCCTTTGTTCTAATCTTATACATTCTATCGAGTAAGATTTTATTAACCTTTGACTCATCGTTGTAACTGAATATAAACAGTGCCTTACTCAAATTAAAGTCTATGTTCGAGAAATATTTATCATGAAATTGCGAATTTTGTGTTAAATCGGTCAAATGGGTGAGAATACCAGCAATTTCTTCTCCCTTAGGGGTATTACTTATTTTATCCAATTCATCAAAGTAAAATACTGGATTCATGCATTTGCTGTTTAATAGGATATCTACAATTTTTCCCCACGAACTTCCCTCGTATGTATAAGAATGGCCTTCTAGAAAACTACTATCGGTCGCACCGCCCAACGCTAGAAAAGAGAAGGGGCGATTTAGTATCTTACTGATACCATCTTTAATCAATGTTGTTTTACCGGTCCCCATTGGACCCTGTATCGCGATGGCATTCCCTACACTATCGGGATTTGAAATCCATTGGCCTACGATTTGCATTATTTGCATTTTTGCGTCGTCCAATCCGTACACTGCCTCGTCGAGCGTTGATTTTGCGTTTTCCATAAATTCCTTGCATTTTTCCGGACCATCGCTCATCGTAATTGGTAAATTATTGTACCTATTGAATGGAATTTTCATAAATGTATCCACCCATTGTTTAATTTTATAATACTCTCCATTGCCTGGTTCCATGTAAGCTAGGTTGTTTATTTTTTTGATTGCGCATGATTTGTATTCAACCGGAATTTCAGACTCAATTAATTGAAGGCGATATGGCTTTTCAACATTGTCATACTCATTCAAATCCTTCATTTTCTTAAGAATAAGCTTCTGTTGTTCCACATTCAACCCATTGAAATATTTAAATTCATTCATCGGGGGCTTTGTCTTCAACAATGATTTGAATTTTGTCATATTTTTCTTCTTCTTCTTCTTCCCCACCTTTTTGTCTTCCTTCACCTGTTTTTTTTCTGCCGCCTTAACCATTTTATCAAGTTTTTTTTCAAACGCTTTTTTTCCTTTCTTTTTAGTTGCGGCTATTTCCTTCATCTCCTTGATTAGTTCGTCAAATTCCATTGACTCTTTATTTACCTTTTTCATCCGGTTCGATGGGACGTCCAACACATCTTCGTATTCTTCGTCCTCCAATTCAACATCGTAAGTAACTTCTTTTTTCTTAGTAAGTTTATTCTTAAGATGGTTTACTTTTAAAATTTTACCTTTGTAAAATCCATCCCAATCCTTCAACTTCAACAATACTGTTTCATTTTTTTTGAATTTTGATTTAATTGATTTTTTGGTGGTTTTGGATGGTCTGTTCCCGCCTTGTGTTTTTTCAGACTCTTCCTCCTCTTCTGATTCATCATCGCTCTCACTACTTGTGATATATTCTTCGGCGTCATCGTATTCTTCAAACATATCTTCATAATCAAGGTCGAACTCTTCGTCTAAAAACTCATCTTGTAGAAAATTCATTCCACGTGCCCGACCACTTGGATCAGTGGTAAGCTGACCACTTGGACCAGTGGTAAATATAATGTTAAATTTCATATTACCATCCTTTAACATATCTAGCTCATCATTGTCTAGCACTTCATCTTCGTTTTCAGGAAAGTAGTCGTCATCCTCATCGACGTCACTTACATCATTTTCAGATTCACTGACCGTTTCATATTCGCTTTCACTTTCAACCACTTGCTTTTTTTTGCCTTTTTTTGATCTTGTCGAGTGTTTATTTTTACAAGATGTTTTACATTTTTTAATTTTTTTGTTATGGACCTTTTTCATACTTTTGATTTTTTCAAACGCTTTTCTCATGCTATCATTACCCATTTCATCTTCCTCTTCAGATTCAGTTTCAGGTTCAGATTCACTATTTTTAATAAACTTCCTTTTTTTCTTATTTTTGTGTTTCTTATTCTTCTTACTTTGTTTTGGTTTTTTCTTTTTCATTTTCATTTTCTTTTCCATTTTCTTGAAATTTTTTATTTTTTTAAGTTGCGCTTTCTTTTCCTCCTTTGTTTTTAATGGAAACATATCTAAAATCATTCGATTCAAATCTTTAGCAGAAAGATCCGCGTGGTCGCGAGCAATTTCTTCAACATAATCGTATTCACTTTCACTGATATCGTCATCTGAAACATCTTCCATATTTTTTTTAGGCATTTTTTTCGTGTTATCGCTTCCTTTTGGCATTAGTTTAATTAAATTATAATATTTAAATGTTTTTTTTAATTTAATTCAATTTTATAAATCCAATTAAGTAATTTAATTAATTAAAATTGATATTAAAAATATCTATAATCTCTTATAAATATAAAGATGAGCTATTCTGGAAAAAGTAGTAATTTAAATCCTTCTAAAATAATTGGAATTCAATTCAGTGTATTGAGTCCTGAAGAAATAAGAAAAGGATCTGTTGCTGAAATAACGAGCCGCGATACGTATGCTAATAACAAACCATGCATAGGGGGGTTATTTGATCCTCGTATGGGCGTCTTGGACCCAGGATTACTTTGTCCTACCGACGGATTAAATTACATGCAAACGCCTGGATATTTCGGTCATATTGAATTAGCGAGGCCAGTGTATTACATCCAGTACCTGGAAATGGTGAAAAAAATATTACGATGTGTTTGCTTTAAATGTAGTAAATTACAGATTAATAAAGAAAAACACAAACATATATTGAAAATGAGTAATAAGGATAGATGGGATTATGTATTTTCGATTGCTAGTAAAGTAAGTAGGTGTGGCGAGGACATACAAGGTGGGTGTGGAGCACTTCAGCCCCGTAAAATTTACAAACAAGATTTAGCGAATATTTATGCGGAATGGCCCACTGTCAACGAAATTAAAGACGAAGATGGAAACGTTAAAGAAAAGCCAACTATAAAAATAACACCTGAGATGGTGATTAAAATGTTTAGGAGATTTACAGACGAAGATATACATTTTATGGGGTTTAGTCCTATTTGGTCGAGACCAGAATGGTTTGTATGTCAGGTGATGGCAGTTCCGCCCCCAGCTGTAAGACCTTCTGTGAAACACGACGCGCAACAGCGTAGTGAGGATGATATTTCACATATTATAGTTCATATTATTAAAATCAATAATACATTGAAGGATAAAATTAAAAGCAACGCGCCTGCTAAACAAATTGAAAATTGGTCCACCGTTCTACAGTATTATGTTGCTACTATGGTTGATAATAGAATACCAGGGGTAGCCTCTGTAGCACAACGTTCTGGAAGAGCCCTAAAATCAATTAAGGAGAGGCTGGTAGGAAAACAAGGGCGTGTAAGAGGCAACTTAATGGGGAAACGTGTCGATTACAGTGCTCGTTCAGTAATTGGTCCAGACCCGCAATTGAGTATTCGTGAACTGGGCGTTCCTCTTAAAATAGCAAAAAATATTACATTCCCCGCAACGGTGAATAAAAGAAATATAAATTTCCTTACTAAACTAATGTTGAATGGTCCGGACAAGTACCCTGGTGCTAATATTTTACAAAGAGAAAATGGAGAAAGTATTTCACTGAGGTATGTGGATAGAAATTCTGTAAAATTGGAACCAGGTGATGTGGTCCATCGTCATATGTTGGACGGAGATCCCGTATTATTCAATAGACAGCCTACTCTTCACCGAATGTCAATGATGTGTCATATAGCAAAGGTTATGAAGGTCGGTAATACGTTTCGTATGAATGTTGCTGATACAAAGCCGTACAACGCGGATTTTGATGGGGATGAGATGAATTTGCACATGCCCCAGGACGAGCAATCACAGGCAGAACTATTGCATTTGGCCGCCATTCCTCACCAAATTATTAGTCCGGCGAATAATGCGTCTATAATTGGTATATTTCAAGATTCGTTGCTTGGTTGTTATCGATTTACTAGAAAGGGCATTAAATTTGATTCAAGGCAGGCAATGAATCTTATGATGTCTAATAATAAGCCTAATGCTGATTTGTTTAAAGATCCCAACAAAATGACGACCAATTTTGAATTGTTGTCTGAGATATTTCCTCCTCTATCGACAAAGTTCGCAAATAAACAATTTGACGGCGATGAAGACAGAAAGACGAGCAACAATATTGTTGAAATTGTAAACGGAAAATACATGAGGGGTCAAATGGATAAAGGTGTTTTGGGTAGTGGGTCAAAAGGATTTATTCAGAGTATCTTCAATGACTTTTCACATCGTAGCTCTTCTGACTTCATCGATAATCTACAATTCTTGGTGAATGATTACATGAAGACAAGCTCGTACAGTGTTGGAGTGAGTGATTTGATTGCCGATGGAAACACGAATGAAAAGATCACAACTGTAATGTCGTCTAAGAAAAAAGAAGTGTATAATTTGATAGACCAATTGCATTTGTCTGTATTTGAAAACAATACAGGTAAATCGAATTCTATAGAATTTGAAACTAAGGTAAACAGTATTCTTAATAACGCCCAGGAAGAGGCGGGTAAGATCGGTCGTAAAAGTTTGTCTAAAGACAACCGGTTCTTAATAATGGTTAATGCTGGTAGTAAGGGAAAAAATGTGAATATTCTACAGATGGTTTCATGTTTGGGTCAGCAAAATGTGGATGGTAAGCGTATTCCATATGGGTTTGAAGACCGGACTCTCCCTCATTTCAAAAAATACGATGATTCGCCAGAAGCGCGTGGATTTGTGGAAAGTTCCTTTATTCAAGGATTAACGCCAGAAGAGTTGTACTTCCATGCTATGGGTGGTCGTGTAGGGTTGATTGACACGGCGGTTAAAACGAGTCAAACAGGGTATATTCAACGAAGGTTGATTAAAGGACTGGAGGATTTGAAACTGACGTATGACATGACTATTCGAAACAATAAAAACAAAATAGTACAATTTGCTTATGGGGACGATAATATATCCCCTATGAATGTTGAAAATCAGGGCCTTCCATTGGTTAAAATGACATTGGAAGATATCTACATGCATTTTCAAATTCCTAAAAATATAAAGGACAATGATATATTGTCTGTATTTACCAAGGCAACCATTACTAAGATGAAGAAGGAAAAGGTGAAATTAAACAATAAAACAAAGAAGGTTATTGATATGATGGTTGGTGTTCGCGATGATTTAATCGACCACGTGTTTAATCATGAAGGAAAGGCGGTAATTCATGTTCCAGTTCATTTTGTCAGACTGATGAATAATACAATCGAACAATTGTCGTTGGGTGAAAACATGGTGGATATTACACCGTTGGAAGCCTATGATATTATCGATAACACTTATAAAAAGCTGGAAGAGAACCGTTTGAGTAAGCCAACTGAATTGTTTAAGATTGCCTGGTACTACAATTTGTCTCCTAAAAAATTATTAATAATGCATCGATTTACCAGAAAGGCATTGATGGTTTACATGGAATTGCTGGTATATAATTATAAGAAGGCCATCGCCCATCCAGGAGAAATGTGTGGGATGATTGCCGCACAGAGTATTGGAGAGCCTACCACACAGATGACTCTCAACACATTTCATTTTGCGGGGGTTGCCAGCAAATCGAATGTCACACGCGGGGTGCCTAGGATAGAAGAGATTCTATCGTTGTCAGAAAATCCCAAAAATCCATCGGTCACTATTATGTTGAACGATGAAGACAGGGAAAATATTCAAAAAGCACAGGAAATTAAATATAAATTGGAGTACACTAATTTGAAAGATATAGTGAATACTGTAACTATTTGTTTTGACCCTAAATTGGACGAGACGTTGATAGGAGAGGACAAAGAATTAGTGGATAAATTCTTAACGTATGAATCCATGCTGAGTAATATGGGTGTAGACATGGGAGATGAAAAAAGCAGTAAAGATTATTCTAAATGGATTATTCGTTTTGAAATGTCTAGAGAGCAAATGCTTGAAAGGAACATCAGTATGGACGACGTTGACTTCGCTATTAAGAATTCTATGAAAGATGAAATCCAGTGCATATTCAATGATTTCAATGACAAGAATTTGATATTTAGGGTCCGTGTAAAGTCAAAGGAACAGTATAAACACAGCAATTTGGATCAAACGGATGAAATATTCAAGTTGAAGCATATACAAAAACAGCTATTGAATAACATTATCTTAAGGGGCGTAAAGAATATTCCAAAGATTATTTTGAGAAAAGTAGTCAATTATATGATGAAGGAAAATGGGAATTATGTTCCAAAAGATATTTGGGTACTGGATACGGTAGGAACAAATATGATTGATATTTTAGCACAGGATGATATTGATGTTAACAATACTACTAGTAATGATATACAAGAAGTATACAGGACATTAGGTATAGAGGCGGCGAGACAGGCGATATACAATGAGTTGTTAGAGGCAATTAGTTTTGATGGGACGTACATTAATTATCATCACACATCGATGCTTGCCGATAGAATGACTTGTTCTAAAAAGATGGTGAGTATATTTAGACATGGAATCAATAATGATGATATTGGTCCAATAGCAAAGGCCTCTTTTGAAGAAACGCCTGAAATGTTCTTGAAGGCCGCCAGACATGCTGAATTGGATTTAATGACTGGTGTATCGTCTAACATTATGTGCGGACAACATGGCTATTTCGGGACAGGTAGTTTCCAGGTATTGCTTAACACGCAAAAATTATCTATGATTCAATCGTCTGCCGAATACAAGAAACAATCGTCCATTGATGATGTGTTGGAAGACGAAGATGAAACGAACGTATGTAGTATTAATAATATATCTATTAGCAATACAACTACCACTTTAAATGAATCCAATACGGGCGCTGTTGATGATGATTATGATCTTGATTTGTAATGGTGTATAGTTCAATTAAACAATAAAATATAAACAACCAAAATATAATAAATAACAATAATAAATAAAAATAATTTATTTATTTTTTATTGACATACTAGTAGTATTCATTTTTTTATATTATCAATATTTATTAAAGATAAACATGAGTAATATTGCTTATTATATAAAAAAAGTTTACAATAAAAATGATGAAATAATACCAATGAATATATTTTTAACTATATCGACCAGCGACTTAATGTTTTTTTACACAAAACTGACAGACGTGGACGGCAACGAATATGTTGATAATCTATGTCTATTAAAAAATTATATCATTGCGAAGCGAATCAAAAATGCTATGAATAGGCTCGCTTATCACTATAAGCTTAAGAAGGCAAAGCATAGTATAAAATACGATATGATATTCAATTCATTGGATATCATTAACGATAATCAAAAAATGGAATTGTTCTCGAACAATACAATATATTATTTTCGATTAAGCGATATAATTAATATATGGGTAAGTTGTTTAACCAAATGTGAAAATATGTTCTGTACTCCAATAATGATAAAAAATCCATACACAAATATACCTTTTACAAAGTGCAACTTGTATAATATATACCATTCTATAATGAATAGTGGATTTCAAATTCCCAAATGGATTTCTTTTTTTTACGAGGCAGAGTTTGATATAAATAATTATAGCTATGACAATTATACTATATTAAAAGAGGTCGCGATCGATGACTTCATGGAGAATGGCTCCGTGTTTGAAAAATTTGAGAACATAATGAATATGATGCATGCCTATAGACCATTTTTAAATTATATAGTATTAACTATACCATTGACATTTACAGAAAAAAAGAGAATTGTTGATAAATTGTCTCATTATTTAAAAAACTATTTGTACGGGGAATATAGCTGTCATCCACTCAAAAAGAAGAGGTCCAAAAACAGGGCACAACGTGGACTAAAACATTATTTTAGACACAATATAGACATTTCATTTTATAGAGAAACACCATTGTTACCAGAAACAAATGATCTAACGTCGTGGGGGAGACCGACCGCGCTATCGAGTAGAATATCTAGAATTTTGTCGCTTTCCAGGGAAAATGCCGACCTAAGTAGAAGGTCTCCGCCTCCTCCCCCGCCCCCATTATCGTCTACCATTAATCTTACTGTCAGCGAGGATACATCTTCTTCATTGAATATATTGACAACGCCCACAGAGACAACCGAAAATACTGTAGTCACAACACGACCAACAATGCCACCGCCTAGAGCCCCACTGTCATTAAATTTAAATTTAAACAATAGGTCACCGACGAATCCTTTTACGCCATCTTTTTCTTTAAGTCGAACACCAAGAAGAAGGAGAAGGAGAAGACCGGTCGATATCAATTCGATTGCTTACAACATGGGTATGTTTAATAGAAACAGTACAAGTAATAATAGGAATAACAATGATAATAATACATCATAGGTAGATTTATAAAATATAATTATTAAGTAATTATATTTTACTCGAAACTTGTTAGTTTGATTGGTTTTTATGATAATCCATTCATTAATTAATTAATTTTAACTTTTTGGTTTTTTTATTTTTATTTTTTCTGAAGAGCTGCTCCTCATGATGAAATGATTCGTGTATGGAGCGTTTCCCTTCTTTTTTGTCGAAAATAATTTTAATATATTCAATTACCGTTGGGGACATAGAATGACTTAACAATTGTTGCATATATTCTTCATTTAGATTAACCCTGTAAGAATCATCGTTAGTTTTCATCATACCAACATCAAATGGGACATTATATATAGTTTTAAAATATTTGTTAATCCCTATATTATTTTTGACGCCTAATTTATTATAATAATCACTCGCATTGAATTGAATACATCCCACTACGTAACAAAACGTATCTTTGTTTTCATTTGTATATAAATTATTTTTAATAACTACGTCGTCTTTAATGGTAGACCCCATGTCCTGTAAATTGAACGTAGTATAAAGTGGGTCATAATTCTTTATTTTTGATATTTTATATGGAATTTTGTTATTGTTGCGTGATGTTCCGTGTATTACACATGGAATTTTAAAATACTTACAAAATAAATATATTTCAAACTCTGTCAAATAGTAGTCTTTGCTCGCAATTATATTGAATAACACGTCCCACTGTGCGTCTTCTTTGTTTTCAGACGAGTTCCACGCGCTGACTCCCTTGTAACGCCTAGAAAGTTCCAATACTTGTTTGTAATTTGGTGTATCCATTGAACCAGGACTGGTGATGAATTTTTTATCCTTATGCACTTTAATTAATATAGACAACAACGTTTTACACAAGTCCATTTTGGTGATATCGGTTTTGTAATAATCCAAATACATTTCGTGTAATATATTCCAGGTACAATTGATTTTTATTTTGCCCTTGGCGCCTTCTACAAAAGGAGATTGTAATTTATGATACATCAGATGTTTATTTAAATCATAATTATTGAAATAATCCATTGTAATCTTTTTATTTACAATTTTTGAAAACTCGCACGTGCCTGGTGTTTTATCTACATCAGAAGAGTATTTATTTACATCCTGCGGGGCATTTATTATATTTTTATTAATCTTAATGTTTACCTTCTTGCTTTTCGTAGTATCATTTTCATTTTCAATTACATTATAATCTAATTTAAAAGTGGTTTTGTAGTCCTTTGTTTTAATGGGTTTTGTAAATCCGATTTGATTGGGATTAATGTATTTATTTTTTTCATCCAATACAACATCGACCAAATAATCATTAAACAATTCCTCTTCTAAAATTACAATTTCATCATCGTCCACGGAATAATTAATAACATCGAGCGATGATATACTTTTATTGTATAGAATATATTCCCTTAATCGCGGGAATCGGATCAATTCATCCACTAATTTATTCATGTAGCGTGTTTTATTATTTGACCCGTTCATTAAATTTTTGTGAGGGAGTGAAATTTTATTATTATTGGATACACATATATCCATATCCGCGTTTACTCTTTTATACAATTCATTCAAAATGGTAGTTTGATATATTACAAATCCGATTGTTTTATCATTGATTATTTTGTCTAATGTTTTATTTACTTTTTTAAATTTGGAATTGTACTCTTTTATATCATCAAATCGTTTTGATTTGTATTCGGTATCCAATAAATCGATGAGTTGTTGTCTCGTATTCCCATTTTTTTCCATATTAATGTGTCTTTTAAAGGTATTCCTGTAACAACTGTAAAAATTCTTCTCTAAAATAAAATTTCTTACCGTATTCACACGCTGTAAATCTTCTACCGAAGATGTCATAATAGTCTTATCAGACATGTATTCGTTGTTCTCATTAATATTAATGACACTTTGCTTCCTTGATATAAGTTTATTCTTACGGGTTTTTATTACAAACAATTTTGAATCATAGACGACTGGTTTTGTAGGAACCATTTGATTCGTCTCCGTTATAAACCCAGTTACATTTACTCGATCAGTGACTAATATCTTCATTGGAAGACAATTTATTTTATGTTTTTTTGCCAAGATAGTAAGTGTATTGAGCGTATCTAT